ATACATTCTAAAGTTTGTCCTGCTGTTACTGCGAAAGTAGCATTTCCAGTTGAACCATTAGCATACGTTATTTGTAATGCAGCCGTTGTATTAGTTTTATTAAGTCCTGACACAATACAAAGGTCTGTAACATCGCTTACAAGAACTGGTGTAGTTACGTTACTTGCATCTTCACTATTTTCAAATGTTACTGTTACACTTGCACCAGTACCAGCTACAATCTTTAAATAAAATTGCGGTGATGACCCCTCTTGTATCTCTCCATTAAGCGAAGGATAGTTATTAGTTCCTGCTGCCACATTCGTTGCATTAACCCATTGTGCTGGCTCTCCTTGTACTGGAGTGTTTAGGACTTGAACGTAGTTAGCTGAATTGTATGTATCTGCAAACTTATCTTTGCTTTCAAAAGACACATAAACACCTTCTACACCTGTGAAATTCTTTGTTAGATTGGTTAATGTTAATGTATAACTACCACCACCATTATCAGTCAATGAATAAAGGCTTGTATCTACCGTTTCAACAGGAGTAACACCATCGTTCCAATTAACCTTTACTACGGCACTCAGCATTGTTTCTGCTGTTATAGTTATCCGCATACCTGTCATTACAACATTCTTAGTGCCTGCTGTTTCAGTAGCCACAAAATCACCTCTTAGGTTACTGTAACCACTTGCACCACCACCTGCTGCTGCGCCACCACCCGAAGCATTGGTTAATAATTTACCATCGTTGGTTATGTTAAAAGTCTTTACATTACCAACTTCATCCTTACCTGCTATAACAACAGGCTTAGTATTAAATACAGCACCTTCTGCTTGTACTCCTTGAACCTCTTCTGTGCCTATCTCAACTGTTACATTTACTGGTAGGGGGTTAGAATCATTTATAGGGTCTCCATTAGAATCAGTAAGAGCTACTGTTCCTTTAACCCCCAACACTTTACTACCTGTTTCTGTAAGATATACAGTGTCTTCTACCTTATTAGAACCATTCAGTGTTTTATATAATATTTTACTAAAAATACTCATAGTTTTATTTTATGCAAAGTTAATATTTATTTTTCTTTATTATAGTATTTTGATATAAATTCTGATGTAACCGCTCCTATAGAAAATAATAATATTATAGCTACGAACATAAATACAGCTGGGTCAAGTTTTTTATCTAACTTACTTAATTCTACACTTTCTGTAGCTAATATATAAGCAAGGTACATAGCAAAATACATAACAATTCTTTTAGAAGAAGTGTTATTATTATGGTCTTGAACACTACCTGCAAAGAAGTTTATTAACTTTATAAACCAATTAGTTTTGTCCATTGCTCTTTAATTATTGTTATTAAATCTATATGCGATAAAATATTTATAGCTAATCCTACAAGTATTATAGATATTACAGCATTTCTAGTATTTTTAAAAGCATAACCTAAAAGTTTAGAAGCCTTAACATCATTTTGATATATACCATTATTCATAGTACAGCTATTATGTTTCTCTTTTAATTCATGTAATCCTCTCAAAGCTGTTAAAATATTTCTATTTAAAAGTTCTATATCCTTATCATGTTGATTAACTCTACCATTTGTTTTGACAGCTTGTTGATAAGTTTTATCACCAGTTTCTTTCACATAATCAATCTTCTCATCTAGACTATTAAATTTAGAATTTAATAATTCAACTATCATCTCAGTATTATCCATAGTTACTTAGTTGTTTTAGGTTTTTGTTTAGCTTTCATTTTATCTATTTTAACTTTCTCTATAAGAGCTTTGTTCTTTAATAATAAATCTTCTTTATCTACAGTCTTTTGATGATTAAATTTCTCTCTTTCAAGAGTATGTTTTTTTTCATCCATAGATACTTTATGAGCTAATTCTTCAGTAGAATTATCATCAACAACTTCTTCTGGAACTTCCTCATCATTTTTCATAGCAGCAATCCTTAATTTATTCTCTTCAGAAACATAGAACTTCTCTTTATCCCATGCTTGAGCTTCTAAGAATTGTTTAGTTTGTTGCTCTAATTGTTGTTGAGCTATTTTATTCTGTTCTTCAGCTTGTTTAGATTCTCTCTCTATTCTAGCCTTCTCATCCATCTCTATTTTACGTCTAATAGAAGAAAGTGATGTATCTGTATAGATAGACATTATAGAACTAAAGTTCAATGTACCTGATTGTAGAGCAGCATGAGCTAGATTATCCATCTTCTGCATTAACTCTCTATTAGAAGTATTATCATCTACTACAATACCATAATCAGCTTCACAGAAATCATCTCCATCTAAATCATATATGGATATAGAACCATCATCTAAAATATATTGCATCTTCTTCTTATTACCTTTAAGAGCTATTTTAGATATTTCTATAAGTGTTTCAAGACATCTCTTTTTAACACTATCGTGTTTAAGAAATATTTCTTCTGTTATAGCTGTAGATTGAACTATTGAACGTTCTATACCACCAACTGTTTCTGATGAATTAATAGAACCTTCCCTTTGTTTAGACACACCAGATAACATACCAATCTGTTGTTCAATCCATTGTAATATAGAAATGTGATATTGAATTGCATTACCTTGGTCTAGGTCTAAAGTTCTACCACCTACTGTATTAAATGCTCCAGCAAGTTTACCAGTAGCTGCTCCCTTATTACCTTCTTTAAAACTATCTACAAATCCTATTTTTAATTTCTTAGCATAGTATAACCATTCTTCGGGTTTCCATTTATCAGGAATCTTAGCTATATCTATCTCTGCTATTTTACCATAATTAGAAGCTAATAAATCTACTAACTTACCATGAACGGCATCATATAGATATTGATATGGTTTCATTCTATCCATAAAGCTTACAGCTATAGATTCATTAGTCGAATAAATCTCTCCTATAATTCCAAAGTGACATCTTGAAGGATTAGATATTCTATTAAATTGAATCTCCATAGGTTTAATACCTACATATATTCTCTGTCCAACTTTAGCTCCCTGCCATGCTTCATTAATCCAATATACCTCAACTTCTTCACCTAACTCTTTCTTAGGGATATAATCTTCTGTATGAAAGGTATAAATAGGAGAACCATCAATAGGGTCGTAAGATTTGACTTTTAATACTTTACGTCTGGATTTCCACCAGATTCTTAGCAATCTAACATTACCATAAGAGTCAAAATAATTATTAGTAGTTGTAGAGTTAAATCCAAAGTTAGCAAATGATTCATTCATAACACCTATCTCACTATCAAACTGAGATTTATGTACAAAATAATCTGCTTCATTAATATTATCTAAATTGTCTACACCTGTTCCAGCATTAGGATATTTCTCTAAATACTCTATCTCTTTAGCTGTTAATTCATTGTAGTAAGTATCTATAATTCTACCAGGACTCCACATGTCATCATATATCACTACATCAGCATCTTCTATTCTAGAAGAATACCCATTACGTAGTACATGTAGTTTTCTAGGATTAACTACTTCCATTGTAGGTTCACCTTGATTTATAGAGAATATATAAGATTCTTCTCCAAATATCAAAGCATTTTTAAAACCTCTATTCCATTTTGATTTTACATCTAATTCTTTCATATAGTGATTAACAAGAAAATTAGCTCTTGTTTCACGCATATCTTGGTATTCATAGTTAAGATAATATTTAATCTCTCCCAATTTCTTAGCTATAACTTGCTCATCTTGAATACCTTGAGTTACAATTCCTTCTAATCTTTGTTTAACTAAATCTGATTTTTCTCTCTCTTTTTGAGATATAGCATTCTGATTGGTAACTATAATATTAAAATCAAATTTTCTTCTAGCTTCTTCTCCTACTAGAACATCTATTTTAGGAGATGCTATAGGATAATGTTGTATACTATCTGGTATAAATGAAGGGTCTATCTCTCCAGGACTTAGTATAAGCTTCATGTCTTCAACATTAGCTTTCCCATTATAAAGGTCTATGTTAATCTTTTTGTTTATAAAAGACTTTCTGGTAGCTTGATTAAAAACATAAGATTTGTTATCAGCCCAATCTACAACAGACTTTCTCCAAGTCTTTCCTTTCTGTTTATAGCTTAATTGCTGTCTTGGGAAATTATTAGTACCAATCATATTAACATGTTAAAAATTTTTACAAAGTTAATTAAAATAATTTAATTAAATACACTACATTCTAAAATTAACCCTGCCTCTAGTTTTCTTAAAAAAATCACTATCTAGAAAATCAGTATCACCATCTTCTTTACGAGATTGTGCTTGTACATACTTCATTTTATCTTCAAGTAAAATCATAGTCATACCTAAAGCTGATACACGGTCAAAGTTTCCATCAGGATTCCATTGTGTAAGTTCTTCTATTAAAGGTATTGATTGTATAGTTCTAAGGTTAGTCTTTATATGCTCACCTTCTTCAGGAGCTAATTCTGTATAAGCTGGTGATAATAACCAGTCTCTAATTAACCTTCTAGCATAAGCATTAATTTCTTTAGTAGCATTAACACCTTTAACTTTATTTCCATATAGTTCTCCTTTCACTAAGTTCATGTCTCTAAGTGTAGAAGGAGTATCTACAAGTAAATGTAGGCTGTACATATTAGAGAAGTAAGTGAATAAACCTTTTTTATTATTCTCATAACATATCTCTCCATTATAGAATAAAGCTAACCTTCTACACAATTCATAAAACTCATTAGCAAACTTAGGTCTTCCTGTATACTCACAAACAATTCTTTTAGTCAAAGTATCCATCCCTATTATACTCCCTAAAGAAGTACCTGTATCATCATCAATAGTATCTACACCAAAGATTATTCTACCTTTATAAGCACCTTTCTTAGGTAATTCAAACATTACTAAAGCACCTTCTATATGAGTATCTACGTGAGGAAATTTCCTTAAAGGATTTACACTAGATGAAGGTTCCCATATAACAGAATTATCTTGGTTTTTAAGCAACCCTACATAATGATTAGCTTCCATAACATTACGGTTAGGATATATTTCTTCTAGATATTCTCTTAAATCAGCTACAGGAAATATAGTACCATCAATACGCATAATAGCATCTTGAGGAGTTAAAGGTGTTTCAGCTTTACGTTGTGTTAAAGCTAAAGGGTCTTTAGAATTATATTTAATATTATATCTAGATAACAATACCTCTATCAAAGCTTTAGTTATATCACATTCCCCATCATGATTGTAACAACCTGTTCTATTTAAATATTCCCCCCAGAAGAATCCACATTTAGAACCTTCATCTGAGTTCTTGTCAAACACATTAGGTATACCGTATATACCATAAGTTTTTGGGTTATAGAACATCTTTTCAGAACCTTCAAAGTTTGCACCCCTTGTTCCGCCTGTGCCTCCAGCTATCTGAAGCCCAAATGTACTGTCACCAGCGGAGATTGCAGACATGTTAATATTCCAAGCAGATTCTATATTAGGAAACACCCCATCTTCTTCATAATCTATAAGTTTAGCACGGATACCACGAGCCTTATTAGGATTGTCTTTTAGAGATACTCCAGTTATTTTAGATTTTAAACCCATCTCTATACCATAGTTATCTTTATAACCTAATTGTACATCTAATGGTTTATCTATCAATCTTAGTTTAGCAACAGGTGTATTCTTTCCTAACCAGTCCAAGCATGATGTAATTTTAGGAAATATGCCATCACCTTCCAAGAACGTTTTCTCAGAAGCTAGAAAGTAATTTACTTCTCCTGGATAAGCATACATATTTCTAACACCCATAGAACCTGTTTTATAAGAGAATCCTCTTAAACGAGCTTTAAGGAGTTTACAATGTTCACCTTCTTGCTCTGCTTGGTCTATATAATGATACCACAAATAATCTCCTAACCATACATCAGGAAATCCTTGTGTTCTATTAACCTTCTTACCAGTACCAATAACTTTCCATATAGGAGCGTAGTTAAGATAAAAGTAATAATATCCTGAAATCCATTCACCATCATCTCTAACTAAACCTTCTCTCCACCTTCTAAATTCTTCTTTCCAGAAAGCAGCATATTCTGATTGTGGATGTTGATTAGGTGGTATGTGAGTATAGCAACCATGTTTCTCAAAGTATATAGCTCTTTCTCTAAAGAAATCCATATTCTCAAGAATGTGGGGATTAGTTATATTAACAATAACTCTACCATCAGGATACTTATCACAATCCTTAATTCTATTTCTAGTAGGAGATGTTAGATTCCTAATAAAAGCTATTGAATCTAGATATTCTAGAAATTCAATCTGTACTTCTTTAGGAAGAGATTCTAATAACTCTTCAGTTACAGGTGTTTGAAACTCATTTAGACTTTTGACAAGCTTCATAATAAGCATTTAATTGTTTAGAATCTAAACACACATCTTTACCACTTTTAATACTCTTTATATCTTTCTCTGGAAGAACTTTAGATAATATTTCTAAAGTCTTAGCATTCTTTTCTTCAACTCTCTTACTAACTACTTTCTCCATAGGATTTAAATCTCTATGTAAGGTTGATAGTAAAGATTCATTGTGAGCTATTCCAGCAGCATTGGGTCCTATAATAACAGGGAAAAAACTATCTTCTATTATAGAGAATCCAGCAGAAGAACAACCATTTAATATAATTACAGTTATAAATTTTTCTTCAGAATTATGTAATCTATTTAAGTAGTCTACAAGTATTTCTGCATAGTATGTGTTACCACCAGGTGTTGAGAAATATATGTATATCTCCTCTGCTTCAGATGAGTCAATTGTTTCAATCAATTGAACTACTTCTTCTTCTTGAATTTCCTCATTAAATATAATTGCTTTCATAGTTTTGTTATTAAATTATACCATCTTCAAATAAATTCTTTTGTCTAGAACCAACAAAACCTTTAGCCTCTTTCTCTTCTTTAATTATAGACTGTTCTGCTGTTTTTAAAGCATCTACAAGGTCAGGGATTGTCTTTATAATATCAGCTAATTTTTTAGCGTCATGTTTGAGTTTACCGTTATCATCTTCTTCTGTCAAATCTATATTTCTAACATACTTAGAGAGTTTATGGATACCTGCATAAGCATCTTCTAAAAGAACTTGAGATATACTCTTTCTACTCTTATAGAAATCTATTGCATCTACTATGAGAGAATCTGCTTTCCATGCTTTAGGTAGATTAATAACCTTTAGTATTTCTTCATGTCTAATATCATCAGAATGAATAAAAAAATCACTTTTTATATCACTCATAAACCATATATATGATAATTCTTTTAAAGCAATATCTTTATCTTTAGATTTATCTCTTTTAAATATTTTAGAAAATACTTCTATAGTCATTGCTTCTGGAGCAATATCTAAAGTATAATCTGATTTCATTTGTAATATATTCATATCTTAAAATTTAGAGCTTTCTGTTAGACTCGAACTAACTTAAACCACTTTACAAGAGTGGGCATCACCATCAATGTTTAGAAAGCTAATTACTCATTTAGGTATCGCAGATATACTCTTTTTAACAAGAGGTTTATCTGACTGTTTTGACCTACTTAATCCACCACAAGATTTACATCTAAATACTTGAAATTTAGATGACTGTGTATAAAAGGATTTATCTTCTTCTAACTCAACATCAATACTTCCACATATAGGACATCCAGGTATTCCACTATCAGAATACATGTCTAAATTAGGATGTCCTTTCATATAAGGTCTTAATTTCAAATAAACTTTTTCTAGTATTACAACATCTTCTTTATTGTATTTCTCCATATATCTAAGTGATTCTTCATCACCTTCCATGCAATTCTTCCATAATGTAAAGTCAGTATCTAACTTATTACCAAATTCAAAGTAAGTTGCTAGAGAATCTAATTTATTAGAAGAAAATCCAAATTGTTTCTTAGCTACATTTAATGTATCAACCTGCCTATAAGGAGCTGGAGGCATCAATCCATTTAATAAAAACCTTGATTGAATTTTAGGAATGTCGTAGGAATCGCCATTATGCGCAACTACTATATTAGCATCATTTAACATAATCCATAGACTAGCACAAATTCTCCTATCACTTTCAGATTTAACATCTTCCCCACTTAATCTATCGGAATAGATATTTTCTTCACCTAACCATTTAGCAGCCCATGATAACATAAACCATTCAGATATAACTTGAGGTTGGTTTATATTCTGCTTCCATCT